CAAGTTTAGCAGATGTAACTGCAAGATTTGCTATCTGTGCAGAAGCAACTGTTCCAGATAATGTAGTAATGTCTACTGCGTTTATATTTGTTCCATCTGAATATAATATTTTAATTCCTTTATCAGTTGTAGACCAAGTAGTACCTGTTCCGCCTGACGTTTTAAATTCTACTGTAAATGCACCTGTTGTACCATTTGATACAATCCAAGTTTTTTCAATTCCTGATGGAACTGTTACGATTTGATTTCCTGAGATTGTTCCTGTTAATTTTATTACGATATTTCTTGCAACAGATAATGTTGGTGAATTTGCAATTGTTAAAGCTGTAGTTTGAGCACCACCTGCTATACTTTGTTCTCCGTATCCAGCAATAGCTTGTTGAATTACGTTAAGGTTATCATTAGTTTTATCTCCCCAAGTACCAGCATTTTCGCCAGTGACCATAAGTTCTATTTTGAGGTCTGTAGAATAACTTGATGCCATTATTTGCTCCTATTTAATTAAAATAATACATTTATGCAGCTAAGTCAACTGGAGTCCAAGTATTATTGGCTCCTGTTTGTACTTCTGCCCATGCTGTAACATTAGCAGAACCTACAGTAATATTCAAGCGTATTCCAGTTAAATTTACAACAGCATTACCCGTAACAGTTACTGCATTTATAAGGGTATTTATTCTAGATCCTGTAACATCATAACCAGCAGCATAAGTTACTTCCCCAGGTGTTATATTTATCCTCGATCCTGTAATAGTTACATTAGCATCTGCAGAAGTAGTTTCATTACCTATTAAAACATTAATTTGAGAACCTGTTACGTCTACTTCTTGAATGGTTCCACCTACAGCTTGACCCGGTGTTATATTTATTCGAGATCCTGTTACATCTACATTTGCATTAGCTGTCGTTGTAACTGAATTTAAAGAAATATTAATTAGATGTTCTGCAACGTTTACGGAAACATTACCATCTGCTGCTATATCGACACTACCAACGGTTAAATTTATTCTCGAACCAGTAATAGAAACATTAGCATCGGCAGTTACATCTTCAATACCAATTGCTGTGTTAATCTGTGTGCCTGTAACAGATACAACAATATCATTTTCTTCGCCCCAAGGAACAATACCCCAAGCATTATTACCCCAACCTGCATCAGGTTGAATATCTGTTGTGACTGAACCTTCGTCTAAATTTATTTGAGAACCTGTAACATCTGCAGGAGTAAATATATCAGTAGTTACTCCAGTTATATTTAAATTTTGTTGTGAACCAGTAGTTGTAATATTTGCGTCAGCAGTTATTGTGGCTCCAGCAATACTTGTATTTAATTGTTGACCAGTTAAAGGTATTGATACGTCTGTGAATGCTGTTACAGAAGCAATTGATAAATTAATTTGTGATCCAGTAACTTCAGCTACGTCTCCTACAATTCCGTAAGTAAATTGTCCCCAAAGGTTAGAACCCCAACCATTTGCAAAAACAAATTCAACACCACCTATTGAAAATGATGCGCTAAGTGAATCTCCGCCCCAACTATTTGTATTCCATGTAGATTGGCCGAAACTTATGATGCCAGGTGACGATACAGATACTGTTATGTCCGCCACCTGAGCCTCCTAAAATTTATGCGTTACCAATTCTAATAATTGCAGCGCTAGTTGTAAATGCTGGGAACTGAACAGTAAAAGTTCCTGCAGTTGCAGTTTTAGTTCCACCAAAGTCTAATACACATACTGCAGGATCACCTGTTGCTGTGTCGTTATAAATTAATGCACCTCGTGCAGACAATGTTACACCAGTAAAAGAAACGTTACTAAAGTTTGTAATTGCAATAGCACCAGATACTTTAACACCAGAATTAACAAGTGCTTTACCACCTGAAGTATATCCTGAAGATGATACTTGTCCTGAAGTTGTAAAAGATGTTGTTGATGCACCTAAAGTTGCAGCTGTTGTATACATTGCTAACTTAAATGTGTTTCCAGTTGATGCTGTAAAATTGTGTATCGCTCTAAGGATTTGTCCCTTAAACGAATTAGCAATTGCGTTTGTTGTTATAGCCATTTTTATCTCCTAATTTTATGGTTCAATACTTCTTGGCGATGGTGAGTTAATTTTAATTCTTGGTACACCATCATCATACTCTCCTCTACGTCTTCTACCCATTTGTATAAGAGCAAAGGTTTGTAATTCTTCATCATACTTGGTTTTATAGAGATTGTACATATCCATAGGTCCTTTTAAATAAGAAAACGCTTCTGTTAAAACTCCGTATAACAACATATTTTCATAGTAAGTAGAAATAAAAGTATTATTAATAGCACTGAAATGAGGAGCATCTGCAATGTATTCTAATTGCACTGGATAAGCTTGGTTGGGTGTTGGTGCTACTATTACAGTAAAATCATCAAACTGTGCGTAATATTTTGGCACACCTGTGGCATTTGTTGAATTATATTCTCTAACAAAAGTTTGATCTCTTTTTTCTAAATATGCAACTGTGCCTGTAGCAAGTGTACCAGAAGTAGCTACAAAAAAAGCTCTGGCTATAATTAAATCAGCTGGTATGGAAATGTATTTATTATTAATTGTAAATGTTGAGTCTACATATTTTCTTAAATCATCGTAATCTACTTTTGCTGCAATATCTAATTCAACATTTCTAATAAATTGGTTTAATATTGTATCAGTTAAGACTTGATCATCTACTTCAGTGTAGTTTCTTACCTGTGTTAAAAATGCTGCGTAAGTTATAGCCATTAAGATATCACCACAGTTACTCTACCTGTATAAATACCAAATTCTCTTGCTGAATTTTGTGCAGAAGGATCGTTTGGTATCATACCTGATGATTCATAAGCAAATTCACCGGGTAAAGTTAAGTTAGCAATAGCTTCTCCATTACCACCAGATGTAAACGTAAAATCCTGCGCGCGTGTATTTTGAAGTGCTTGTGCATCTGCTTTATGGTGTTTAGGATCAAGTTGAGGATGTTTAGGTTCAAATTCTGAAGTATGTACTAATGAACCATTCCATTCTTTTACCATTTGTTGATATGGAAATGCTTGACCAGAACGATCTGATATAGACTGAGAATATTTACCTCTTGAAAAATTTGGCATTATAATAAATTACCATAGTAAGCTTGAGGAGATATAAATAAAGATGTTCTTTGACCATCTTCTTGTAAAGCTCTTTGTAAATCATCTTCGTAATATAATCTAAGTGTATCTGTTAATTTTTGATTAATCTTCATTGATAAATAAAATGCAAGTCCGGATACCATACAAGGTAAAAATCTAAATGGTAAATCAGTTGTGTTCGTATAGGCACCTGCATCTTGAATTCGTTTCATGTAATAATATTTTAAATATGTGTAGTTACTTAAATCAGGTGTTAAATATAAACTTATAGTAGGGTTAATTTGACGATTAACATAGTATTGTGAAGGTTGTCCTCTTTGACCTTTATTAGGAAGAGCTGCATAGGCAGATCTATCTATTTTATCTAATGAAATATCATTTGTATTTTGACCTTGAGCATTACTAGACGATATATAAGCCTCTAGTACATCGTTTGTGCTTTGAGGAGTATTATAAGTAGCTTGTCCTAAAACTAATGCTGTAGTTTCTAATTCAACCTTCCAAAGATGAACTCCTCTATTACCCCACTCAGAAAATAATAAATTTAATGATCTTCTTGCACTACGTAATGAATATCCAGAGGTAGTTGATGATCCACATCTTTCATATGCTTCTTCAATTACTTCTTCTATATCTAAATCAAATGTTGTAGTACCAGAAGTTGTCATTATTATTTCTTAAATAAGTTTTTAAATTTATCCATCACACTTGTTGATTTTGTTAAACCATCTCTAACTTTTTCAGATTGTACAAAAGTGTCCATTGCTTTAGACGATTCATATTTGCTCAAAGGCAAGTTTTCTAAATCTTTTGGTCTGCCTCTTTGAAAATCTTTAAGGGATTCTTGAAATCTATCTCTTGCAACTTTTTCTTTTGCCCCTTTTTGAATTGCAGATTTAGAAACAGTTAACATTTCAACCCCTTTTTTAGCACCTAATCCAATTAAACGTCCTATAGAAGCTTTTTGAACTGCAACTTTACCGCCACTTTTCATGGCTATCATTTTTAAATACTTACTCATTAAAATACACCTTTAAAAGTTGTTCCTCTTATAGCAGCTCCAGTACCACGTTTTGACATACCACCTTTTTCCATTCCCATTGGTTGATCATACATTCCACCACCCATCATGCCTTCAGGTGCTTCACCCATAGCATCTTTTTTTTGCATTCTTACGTTTTTATTTTTTTTTAGCATAGCAAAATCATCACCTGATATTTTACCATCTTTATTTGCATCTAGTTTTTTTTGTTTTCCTTTTAACATTTTTCCCTCACTGGCTTTAATTGTTTTAACATTAGTTGGTTTCGGTCCAACATTACCTGCAGCTCTTTTACGGATGACTGCTGATCTCCTCTGGCTTCCTGACATACTAGCAGCTTTTGCTGCAGGTACACATTTTGGGTATGGTCTACCAGAACCATCTGCTTTTGCTCTTCCACATTTTTCATAACCACCCCCTTTTTTAGGGGCACCTATGTCAACCCAATTTTCTTTAAACCACTTATCTAAACCACTCATTTAATAAGATCTAAAACATAGTCCTGATAATCACCTTCTTCAAAACCACCTTTAACATACTTAAATTGTTTTTCGTTTGCTAATCCACCTTTTATTTTACCAATAGGTATGGTGTAAGAAAGCATTCCACTTTTTGTTTTTCCTGATTTAAATGCATTCTCGGATGTACCCATAGAAGCACCTGCTGTAAGTGTTCCTGAACCAATATTTTTTTGAATATCATAACTTACACTTTTTCTTTTTGTGTCTAATTTACCATCAAAGTCTATGTCTGTATCTTTATCATAATGCGCACCAAGTCTTCCATAACCAGGTGTATGTAAATATAAACTTGCTCCTTTTGTTTTTCTTTCAATATTTTGATCAAAAGAGCTAGCTCCTCTTACTTGTGGCTCAATTGCAAATCCTTCTTTTTCCTGTTGTGATCCCTGTGGTGGTGTTTCTGGTCCTTGTGTGTAAGTAGGTTCTGTTGAAGTTAAAGCTCCACTACCATATTTTTTAACATTAACCATATCACCTTGCTTCATAGGTTTTGGTCCTCTAAAATCTTTTCTTTTTACACCTGATGGATCTTTTATTTTACCTGCGCATATTCTTGACGCATAGGCATTAGCGTAAGCTGAAGGATAAACCTTAAACTTTCTTTTGGCGGCCGCTTTGCCTCTTGGACATAGTTTTGTCATAGAGATCCTTTGAGATTAATCCAGAGGATATTACCAAAATATAGATGAATAGTCTAGAACTAGGCTTTTTTATTAACGTTTTTCTTCTTCTTGCGATAAGCTAACATAGCTCTTGAAGGCTTTGCACCTCTTAATTTACCCTCAATCTGTTGAGGTATTTGTGATCTTCCGATTGGCATAATTTATATAACTGTATAAACAACTCTACCATTTAATTTTTGAGCCTGCAAGTATTGTTTTCTATTATTATCTTTATTAAAACTACAATGTACCCATCCACTGTTTGGTTCATTCTCATTCCAGAATTCAAGTATACACTGATCATAATCTAAGTTTTTTACGATAAAATCTGCAACTTGTTTATTGGGTACTCCAAATATCTCAAAGTCCGCCGCTTGCCCGCGCGCGTGCTGGCTCGTGCGTGAAGAACCTATTGCTTCACATAACTCAGGTGATCTGTATCCAGAAGATATAGAAACAGGTAAACCATAAAAATCTCTAACAGGTTGTAATATTTTCACACATAGAGTTTTTAAATTTGCTATATGTTCTTCGTTTGGGATATTATCTATCTCAAGTCTCGTTGCTTCTTGAGACTTTGTTAATTCATCTAATGTAAAATTTTCACTTAGTTTCATTTATCTCTTTATAAAGAATATTTAAATTAAATCTAACATTGTCGTTTATAGGACCAAAACCTTGATGTATTAAGTTACTATTAAATATTTTTGCTTGACCAATTTTATCCACATAAAAATCATTTTCTATTTTAATTCCACCATCTGTAGTATGTAAATTGTATAATATACTTTTAAAATTTTTATCTTCTTTATCTTTATGTGGATCGCCTTCCGATTTTTTAAGATACATATTCCAATATATTCTACTAATTTCAGCACTTATTTTTAATTTGTCTACAATTATATCAAAAATTATAAATCCATAAAAATTTAAAATTATGTCATCACTAGTTGGTTTTCCATTAATTAATGTTGCGTAAGAAAAACCTGAATTTTTTCCTGAAAAAATTTTTGTAAATCTATCATTACCTGAATCACATGCAATATCCCATCTAGCATGACACAAATAATTTATAATTCTTAAATTTGTATCTTTTGGTAAAATATTATCTAGTATTTTTATTGTCATTTCTTAAATTCCTTATAACCTCAATAACATGTTTTTCATATTCTTTATTTGTAGAAAAACTATCTAATGCTTTTGCCATTCTTATAGGATCTCTATTAAATGACATATCTCTAGCTTTTCTAAACTCCGCATACACTTGTTTTGTATTCAGAATTTCTATGTAATATTTAACAGAATCACACTTAGTTTTAAATATTCTTACTCTCCATTCTATAGAATCAGGCTGTTTATGGGGTAACATACCCTCTTTCGACCAGATCCGTATACCAAAGAGATTGTGGCCCTCTAATGCGAACCTTGACGTTCCATAGTTGCTTTCTACGATAGCTTGAGCAACGATTAGTTCCGTATTTATATGTTTATTTTTGGGAATGTCGAAATTGATGTAGGAGATACACTTTTTGAGAGAAGTAATGAATTCTTGATTATTATGATATTCAAACCTCGGGGGGCCAAAGCCTAGACTCTTCGCCCAGGCAATTGTGGCGTTCTCAGTCTTCTTCTTGGCGACTGGATTTGGGAAGAATGTACCTAATACAAACGCTAGTAGAGCTACTATCAAATATTTTATTATTATACTCTTGATTGTCATAACATTTACATTGATTTAAGAGACAGCATCCAACTGTCAGATTGTTAATACAATTACTCTTGCTTAACTTCTTTGATTCTTTTAATGCCATGCTTATCTGTTTCTATAATGG